TCCACCACTGTCTGTGAACACCACGCTATCAGTCACCTGGTCAGTGGCGCTTTGGGTCAGAGCGCTCCCCCAGCTATCGCTGGTATTGTTGTACTTGAAGAGCTTTGGGGATTCAGAGGTCGATCCGTTCCAGAAGGCATAGACCTCACTTGAAAGCGTATTGATTGCTCCTATCGTGGGGTCTGCAAGACTGTGCGACGGAGAACTTGTCTCCGTGGCTAACCCAGGTAGGACAAGGTGGTTCTTATATCGTAGCTGGCACGTTGAGTACCATGCACGGTTGACCTCTCCGGCCCCGTCCATACGGTTGACTCCAATACCACCACGCCAGTCAGTCCATGCAATAATAGAGGTGCGGAGCTGGGAGTCTTTCGAGGTATCCCCGATAACAATCTTCGGGGCATAAATAGACGCAAGGGTACTTCGTACTGGCCTCGTTATCGGGTAGTACGTGCCATCTAGGAATATCTCATTCGTGTCAACAACTACATTTGCCATTACTCAACATGTCTCACATTCACAAGCATAGGTAACGCGTTCCTTGTGCGTTCTGCCTGTGCAGCCCAGTAGGAACTTAGCTGACGCTTGGCGTCAGGATCTGTAGCTGGGCCACCTGATGTTGCTATCAAAGCCAGGTTTGTCGAGTTCGCAACAATGAAGTTCTCGTCTATCTCAGTAGCCGTAGAGTCACTGGAGAGCAGGGCTGGCTTGTCACCACCAATGATCTTGATGAGTGAGTATCCTACGACATCATGTCCGTCACGGACAAGAATCAGGTCACGGGCTTCCCTGTCTATCTTCCAGTTCCTCCTGTCGAGTATCTCCCATTCTGCAGTGTCATTTGCCACGGCTACGATATCATCTATCCAGACCGTAACGGCTCCGATATCCGCATCGTATTCTAAGCCTACGGATATGATCGCCGTGTCTGTCTCTGGATTGGCAAGGGACATCCTGACGAATGTCCATGTGTCAGCCGAGAGGGCAGGGATACTCAGTGTCTCCAGAGGGCTAGCACACGAAGCCGTGTCATCCAGAAGCAACTTGAGGTTGCCTGCGCTGGTAGCAACAGTGCTCTTGACCCACATCTCGATAGTGTCATACCCAGAGATGTCCTTACTGGTAATGCTGTCCGTGACAAAGTCACCAGCCGAAGCACCGGAGGCTATTACCAGCTTCAGTGCCTGTGTACCCTGTTTCCTGTCCTTGGTATCCAGTGACTGGGTGAAGTCACCGTCAGTTGCCTCATCAAACGTAACGGCACAGGCATGAATACGTGTGGAACTTACCTTATCACGGTACTCTACCCTGGAGATCATGGAGATATTGGAGGGGATATCAAAGCGAATCTGCTTCCCATCTCCGTGTAATGATATGTTCTCAATTGGATCGTAGGCTTGCCCCGTAACACTGATGATTGACTGGTTGATGAAATTGTCAATACTGGCAGGGTCATAGCCCCACTTCCAGAGTTCATAGGTATCCCCATTCGTAGAGGATGCAGAGAGAGCTGGCATAACAGTTAGCGTCGTCACATTACTGGAAATAGAGGAGTCAGTGACACGCCTGATTGCCCCGTCGTCATCCCCAGACGTGAGCCTCAGCCAATACCCAATGTAGTTGTCAGCACCACCCAGAACCAGAGAGTTATCCACAAGTGTCGTGGTAGTCCCATCGGTTGATGCTGAAGAGACATAGAGAGCACCGAGTGCATACCCTATATGCTGCCGTAATTCCTCGCGAGTACGACCTTGAATAACAGGCATAGCCTACCTCATTGGCAATGGCGCTTTTCCTCCACGGCGCTCTCGACGCGCACGGGCTATATGAAGCGCCAACGCATACTTTGGGTCCTTAAGCCTCTCAGGGTTCTTGATCTTGGGTGCTTCCTTCTTGCTGCCAGGCGCATCTTTAGATGTTCGCCCAGCCATGTCTAGTACCCACCCTTTTTCGGTTTCTTCTTATCGGTCACCTTTTTGCCGGTCTTCGTCGCATACCGCTTGGCAGCGGAACGACCAGCCGCGGTGTACGGAAAACTCCTACCACCTACTTTTGGCATATCAGTCCTCCTTTTTAGTCTTGGTCTGCTTTGACCGCTCCGCCTCCAACTCCTTAGCCAGTGCATTGAGCTTTCGCATAAGAGCACGGTTCTGGACTTCAAGGGCGAAAACACGATCTTGTTGCATTACCGCCTGAATGTCAGCAGCTATTACATCAATAGGCACATCAGCTTCTTGAGTCATAATCCTCTTCCTAGTAATAAAGTTTCCGGTTCGTGCTCTGAATACGTTGCCTCGCATACTTGCGGAACTCGTTCAGTGCACGCCCTATTTCCTTACGCTCTTCCGCTGTAGGGGGCCGCTTCGTGTACTTCGTCCGAACCTCTTCGGCAAAGCTATCCGCAGCGTTCCCCATCATTTCCTCGATATGAGACTGGCTGGTCGTATCATCAGCAAGAACCTTCAACCGTTGCTTATGCTCAACGCCAAACTTATCTTTTGCCTTGAGCACGACGGTATGAGCGATAATTCTTCCGCCAGTTTCTGCGTTTCCTCCGACGGGGGCAACCCCAAGGTTGGCAGACCCCGCCGGAGTCCACAGTTCAGTCGCCATAATCCTTATTCCTAGTTGCGGATAGCCAACATCACGACCTGATTGTCAGTATCCACAGATGGGATTGTCATTGCATGGCCTATCGGTCGTGTATCCTCTTCTGAGGATGCGTCCCACAGGTCAAATGCTCCTGACTCACCTGACGCTTGGCTAACACCAATAGCGTCGCCGACGACAGCAACCGCTGCTCCTGATAGCACAGAGGCAATACCTGATGTCTGTATCCAGCAGTAGTAGCTTGCCGTGACCGGAATGGTTGTGACTCCTAACGGTCCTGTGGTCTGAGTTCCGTCACCATCTACGATTTTTACGTTGGTGTATGGGTTGTATACCAAGCCAAATAGCGACGATGTGGTCAGGGCTGTCCTTATGCCGTCTGGCTCATCAAGAGTGATGATGACGGTATTGTCGGCAGAAGCATCGTGTTTCGGGTGAGACTTAATTCGATACACCTCTCCCTGACCAGGGCCGTCGTTGCAAATCAGGTAACCGTCAGCATACTGATCCTTTGTCAGGTCAGTCGTGGGAACCTCAATGCTGATAGTCGTGTCGCCTACTGAATGCGCCGCCGTTGCAGCAACGTCCATGTCGTGTGCGGCTACGGCTGCTACGCCGTCCACAATTTTCCCTGCCGGGGTAATTGCAGAAGAACTGTTCTTGGCATAGTAAAACACTCTGCCATCAGGGGTGACAGCCCTTGTGCCGAGCTTTTGCTTCTGCTCGGAAGACTCAACCTTCTCCATCCCGTAACTTAAATAAACTGTCGTTGGGAATGCCATTTCGATCTCCTTCTTTCTACAGGCTCTAGTCCTGCGAATGCCGTTGTTAGTATATCGCTAGGCACGGCAATCGTTACACCTAGCTTTACCCGAATTGCCTCCCCATCCGCCTTCTTCCACGAGCGACCCTTGGATTTTCTATCTCCTCAGCCGTATTGGTAGAAGGGGCTTCCGGCTTGGATTCTTGTCTTCTCCCTGCACACCACCGACACGAGCATGTATCACTGGGGGGCCACGGTAAGAGCCCTTGTCGGGCCTTGCGAGACACGTAATCTGGGTTCCCAGGGAGGTTATCCAGCTTTGTGCCCGCTTCACTCACGACATCCCCACTCGGAGACACCATCGTGCGGTGGCGGTACAGAGACACTTTTGGCTGCCACTCGTCTATGTATTCCCACGAGTAGCCCTGCCCAACCAATTCCTGTCGCAACTCAGTGCGTTCCTTCGTCGTTATTGCCATCAGATACCTCTACTAGCTTGTTGCCGGAGTACCTGCATCGAGAGTAAGAGCAACGCCCTTGCTGTCGTCAAGCTCGAATACGCCGTAGTCGGCTGTCATAACAACCTCGGTTGCCCGAAGGGAAGCGTCCCTCTGACGCTCTGTCCGTGTGTCTACGCTCTTCAGGACTGCCAGGGCACTCCTGTCACAGCAGACACCAATAGCATCATCGCTGGCGTCAATCGAGATATTCCCGTCCTCGAATATGGGTACTCCGTTTATGGGTCGAAGCCCACTGAAGAAGTTACCCAGCAGTTCAGCAGACCATCCAGCCGGAACCGGGTAGGTCGCGGATGCCGTCACCGCAGTGTTCGCTATGTCCCACACCGCAAACGGGTGCTGGACGATGTAGACCTGTGATCCGAACTTGTTTCCCTTGGCATACGCCACGGTTGCGGAGACGTTGGCTAGGCTCATACTTCGGCCAGCCGCACCAATATCGGTGCTGAAGCCACTGTAAAGAGCCGTTACGTCCGTATCCTTCTTCCGTGCCATGCCGTCACCAAGCTGTCGCCCGATGATCGAGAACACGTTCTGTGCACTCTGTCGTGCCAGTTTATCGGTAATGATGATCTTGGCTCCGACCTCAGATGCGGTGAGGTCTACCGTGGTCATCCCGATATCTTCCTCATCAATCATATCCTGACCATCCACGAGGTCGGACATACTCATCTGTCCTACCTTGGGGACAGTAACCTGCTTTGAACCCTTGGGCAGATTGAACTGCTCTACCAGGGCCATAGCCGGAGCGTTATGCTCCTCTGTGTACCGCGCTGCCGCGATAATGATTCGTTGGGCATTTTCCAGATTGCCCGTCGTTGCTGCCTGTGGCATTTCTTACCTCCTCTAGTTTCCGAGTGCTAGTCTTCTTGCGGCTCGCACCGCTGCCTCCGACCTGTCCCCATTATTATACGCATCAAGGAGACGATGGTCATTCGGCGAAGCCTCAGCAGATCCCTGACTGTTGTCAAAGGTCTGTGGGGCAACTCGACCCTGCTTCAATCGCGCATTCTCCGCAACGAGAGCCCTCTCCCGCTTCAAGCGCTGCGCTTCCCTTTCCATTTCCACTGGGGTATTGGACTTCTGAAGGGCCATAAGATCATTAATCATCTGCTTATTGGCCAGTCCATGCTTCTGCATGAAGTGAACTGCCGCTGCCTGGCGGCCCTCAACAAACCCTACATACTGAGCAGCTTCCTGCTCCTGTTGCCTGAACTTCTGCTCCTGCTGTATATAGCGCCGTGCCTGATCTCTTGCCTGCTCCGGCATATATCCAGCTTCTTCGAGCCGTTGTGCATAGGATCTTGCCTGTTGCCCTACATTATCCCGCCACTGTCTCTGAACCTCACTGGCGCGACGCTCCTGAAGCTCCCTCAGCGCCGCCTGATCTACCTGCGGTGCTGCCGGAGGTGGTGTCTGGCCAAAGGAAGTGTCATCCAGCGTATCCGAAGACACATCGGGTGACACATCACTGGCCCCGTCATCAGTGGCAACAGCAGTGGCAACCCCACCGCCATCCCCGCTATCCTCTTCCGGGGATGGAATGCCATCGTCTACATCTGGATCAGCCGACCCCAAGTCATCTACCGGTTCCTCAATTTCCTGTGATTCCTGTGGTGAAACCATATCACATCACTCCTTTTCCTTGACATATACTACACCCAAGATACACCCACTAGTCAAACCTAAACCATATACCATGCAGATATTAGTATCTCTGCATGGTAATTCTTATATCCTCATACATCTTATCAAAATCACCAGACCATGTTTTTAGGTCTACATCTGGGAACTCATTGCCTTTCTCTATCCATATATTGATTGCATCCCTCATCTTCTTTGAGTTAGGGAATCTGACACCCGTCGCAGCGGCTGTATAAATCCATCCATTAGGTGCTTTTTTGAGGAACTTGTCTCTCAGTTCAGGTATTTTCCCATAATCATATTCATCGCTCAAAGCATCCCGAATAGCCATAAAGTCAGGGGATTTTACTAACTCTCCCCTATCAGAAGAACTGGCATCAATGTATTCATCCACTTTATCTCGCAACTTTGGCAGCCTTCGTTTTATTGATTCACGTACAAGCGGATGTTCCTTGAGGCCATCGTATGTAGTCTCCTCTCCATCAATCTCCATAGTGTACTGATCCACAGCCCTGCGTGATTTTTCTTCTTCGCTTGCCATAAATCTATCAAGGTCAATTCCAACAAACTCTGAAATAGGGCTCTTCTGTAGTTTTTCTATGTATTCCTTTCCCTCTGCAACAGCATACGGTCCCTGTGTGATAGCCTTCCATGCTTCCCACATACCAGGCCGAGACATCCATCCTTCAGGTGGTTCTGTCTCAAATAAAGTATCCCCAGCTACATCCGTGACTTTCCCTTCTGCCACGGCCTCGATTCCACGGAGGGTCCTGTTAATTTGTGTACCTGCGATCATATGGTATTGGATAGCCCATCTCCGCAACTTTTCCCAGTTGCCATACTTCATAAGTCCCGCAATTCCAGCGGTGAGATCCGCAGAATACTTGAGTGGCAATGCCATGTTCCAAGGGTTCCCCGCATTCACCCCTCCAGTCATC